TTCTATCAAGCAACCATTAAATACACCTAATACACTAGACAGGGCTGAAGTATCAACTACGATAACTCCACCTGTGGCATTAAGTTTAACAATGTCTCCTTGAAAAATAGACGAGCTGTAGTTGTCCGCGATCACAAATTGATCTTGTCCGCCTGCAGCTGGATTCCCACCAAGTTTACCTAGCGGTCTGAAACCGTAGGCAATCGTTGAGTTTGCCATATTTTTGTTCTCCTTAAGTTTATTTTAAACTTTGTGGTTAGGAATTACTAAATGATTAGTTTTTCTTTGAGCCACCAAAAGTTACACGAGTCTGCCTCTCTTTACTGATCGGCATACTTGGATGCTGTTCCTTAAAAGGATCGTTTGCAATAGCTTCTTCTCGTTCTTGAGTTCTTTTTGCAAAGTACTCTTCGCGAGATTTTGCGATCTCTTCAGGTATCCTAGCCAGCAATAGGCCGCCAACTCCAATGACTCCTGCGTATTTTCCGTCTTTGACTGCTGGATAGTTAGAATCAGGATATTCATCCGCTCTAACAAATTCCCAACCAGATCTCAATTTGCCTGAAATGTTCTTCGTATCATCGAAGCCAACACTTTCGGCTCTTATCCATCTATGTCTAAATCCGTCTGGCGCAGGTGGTGCATCCAGAGATGATGGTGGAGTCCAAACTTTAGGTCTTTCTGTTTTAGACCTAGTTTCGCTCGCACGGGAAGTCTTAATGTTTTTGTCTTTTTCCATATGCCTATACCTCCTTCGTGGTTAAATGTTTCGCATATTCTTCAAGTGGCACACCTAATCTTTTAGCAATTGCTACTTGTGATGGTGTGAGCTTCACAGTTTTTTTGCGTCCTGATTGGCTAGGACGATTAGCCGAAGCTACAGTTTGAGCAGGTTTTGCTCTTTCCGTAGTTGTAGTTGTTTCCTTTGTAGCAAATTTATGGGGAAATTCAAGTCTTATTCTTTTATCAATTTCCTCATAATATTCATCACTTTTTGGATCTATACCTTCTTCCTCTACAAGTTTTTTGTGTAAATCAAAAGCAGTATAAGTCATCGCTGAATCTTGACCAAACCAACTATTTCTTGCTGCCCAGTCTTCCGCTTTAGGATCAACTTGTGCAGTTTGCGTAGTTTGTTGTGGCGTGATTTTGATTTCTTTTTCTCTTGCCGTTGATTCTTCTTGAGCAACTTTCATTGCTCTTAATCTTACAGCTTCCATAGTTAATTCAGCAATTTGTTGCTGTGCATTAACTTGAGCTTCTACATCTTGATTATCGATTGCTGATTTAAGAGCTATTTTAGCATTTGCTAAACTAGAATTAATTCTAGTTTCAAATTCAGATACATATCTTTGATCTGTTTTTAAAATCCTAGATTCAATTTGATCTTTTTCTTTTTTAACGGATTGAGCATAAGCTAACGCTTCTTCTCTTTGTCTTTCAGCTTCTCGCATTTTTTGAGTTAGTTTAGCAATACGTTTTTTAACGCCTTCGCTATAATCATCTAACCCATCTTTTTTCTCTACAGGTTTTTCAACCTTTGCTTCGACAACAGGTTTTTCTTCCTCTTGTACAACTTCAATCTTCTCTTCCTTTTTCTCCTCTGCAACGGCTTTCGTCTGCTCGTTGTTGTCCAACGTAATTTCAGCGCCTTCTTCTTCGCCGACATCTATCATTGGTTCTTTTTTCTTATCTTCAATTGGCATAGTGCCTCCTATGTTTAAATGTGATGAAGAACATCTTCAGGATTTTTTATAGTCCCAAGTACTTCGTCATCGTTTAGTAGTCGCACTTCTCCACCTTCTATTGGTAATCTTGAACCCGCATAACGAGCAAAGATAACCCAATCTCCTTTTTTGCACCATGGACCTGTTGGATAACGCTCTTTATCGTTATAAGCTAATGGTCCAATCTTTAAAACATAACCACAATTTGTAGCTATTCTTAATTTGTCTAATGATTCTTGTGATATAATAATTCCACCTTTAGTTTTATCTTTAGGTGTAAATGGTAATACTAATAATCTCCAACCGGTAGGATTTGGTAAACTATTAACTAATGATTCTGTAATATTTTCTGCTCTTACAGTTTTATCTTCTATTTTTTTATTTTCTTCTTGATATTTTTCTTCTAGACCTAAAACTGTTTTAGGTATTTCAGTCGAGTTTGATAACGTTTCCTTGCTCATTTTCCTTAAGCTCCTTTTTGTTTAGCAGGTTAGAGATTTCCTGTAATAAAAATTCGTATGTGCGAATTTGTCCAAGTATATACTTGTAATCGGACATATTGTCAACACCTCCCGAAGTCACCATTGTTGTTAAATTAGACAACTGATTTTTCATAAATCGTTGTAATTTACTTGCTACATCTACTTCTTCCATCTCTTCTCCTTATGTTGGTTATATTAACAGTTCCACTTACGTAGAGACTTATTAATTCTTGAATTTGGATCTCTTGCAGTTTTTGCAGAGGTTAATCTTTTTTTCATCCCGCTCATGCGCGCGCAGAACGATTTTCTTCTTTTAGCAGCTTTAGAACCTGGTTTTAATTTTGATGGTTTTGTAGTTACTGCCATAGATAATTTAGAACCAGGATTCGCGGCTCTATAAGATGCAATACCTTTTCTATTTAATCCACCGGATTCAGATTTACCTTCTTTTCTTTGCCACGCAGGAGTTCCGCCATTTTTAAATGCTAATCCTCTACCTCTTAAAGATATATCACCCATTATACTAATCCTCCACTGCTCATCTTTTTACGTTTCGCGAATGTCGCAACATTAGTTGGTTTTGGTCCTGTATTACCAGCGGCTCTTTTTCTTGCAACCGCGGATCTTCTTTGTCCCTCTGACATTGCTCTAGCTTTTGCAAGTGGTACACACTTTGGATAACCTTTTCTTTTTTCTCCTTTTGATCTTCCACAAGGAGCAAAGGAACCATCTTTTCTTTTAGAACCGATGTCTACCCATTTCTCTTGAACCCACTTACGTAAACTCATATTAATATTTTTTAGTAACTTTTCTTCTGTTTTCTAAAACATCTCCACAACCTTTTGCAACACCACCTTGTTTATAGTTAGATACTGCTTTTCTTTGTTGTGATCTATTTTTCTTACCACCTGGTGTTACTTTACCAGAACAAACTGCTGATGCATACATGTTCGCGTACGCGCTCGGGTATACTTTAAATTTTCTTTTAGCTGCTGCTTTTCCTCTTGGACAAAGTTTAGCCATTACTTCCAACCTTTTTTAGCAAGTTTAGGAAGTCCTTTTTTAACAAGTCCACCTTTTTTATACTCTGGAGTAACTTCAAATTTTACACCTTCATCATATTCTCTCATTTCTTTTGATGGAAATTTTTGCTTTTCTCCTCTTAATTTTTTAAGTTCTTTTTCTGTTTCCTCAACTGTTCCGTAAATAGATTCTTTTCCTTCTTTAGCTTTTTTTAAATTGTATTCCATTATTTCTTCACGTTCGTCTTGATATTTTTTTATTTGACCAATATTTTTTGTTATATTAGCTTTTGATTTAGCTACACCTTTGTTTTTAACTTTTGGACTTACGCTTTTAATAACGCCAATACCTTTTAAAATAGCACCCATTATCTTTTATCTTTCATCATTTTGCCTTTTTTACCTTTAGACATTCTAGCAGTAATAACATCAGCATAAGTTGTTTTTCCATCTTTATTTAAATCAGGAAAACTTTTTTTAGCTTTACCACCTTTTTTAAGTGCTTGTCTTGGTCTTATTTTATAATCGTTTCTCATTTTATATCCTTATCCGTTTTCTTGTTCTTTATTTACAGGTCTACTTGCCATCGTTCTTGCAACTGATTCAGCAGATCGACCTATCACATAACCACCTAGACCAACGTTAAGAAGAGTCCAAACATCGCCAGGTAATTCAAAGGAGATAACCGCTCCTGTGAATACTTTTATAACTGGTCCTATAACATAATTCCAGACCAAGATAAAGATTAATACATACATCAAAAGTGGCCTCCATGAACTAGCAAACCAGCCAGCTTTTGCTTCAGCTTCAATAATTTTAGCTGCAGCAGTTAACTCTTGTGTATGAGATTGTAATAATTGAGTTTGTAATTGTGCTTTTAATTTTTCTTGAAGATCTTTATCAGGAACAGCTTTTTCAATTGTGCTAAATAAAACTTTTGCAAGTGGTGCAATAGCTCCTAACATTTGAATCATGAATTAGTACCACTTTGCTGATCTTTTTTTCTCCGAAAGCATTCTTCTTTGTCCACCTACTGGCTCTACTTGTGTTTCTTGTGGATTAGAAACTTCTACATCAATTCCACCTTTTAGAGTTCCATCTGAATGTGTAAATTTTGCAAAGTCAACTTGATTTCCAAACTCTGATCTTGAAGATGAGTTTTTAATAACAGCTCCACCTTTCATCATTGGTTTTCTAGATTGACCTGCTTCTGACAATGCAATTGCAATTGCTTGTTTTGGATTTTTTACTTTTTTAGAAGACTTACCAATGTTAAGTTCGCCTTTTTTAAACTCTCTCATAACTTTACTAATTTTTTTTTGACCGTTTTTCATATTACATTCCTCTTATTTTCATTTGTTGGACGCCTTGTTTTGCAAGACTTACTCCGGCACGTAGTTTAGCTAATTCTTCAGTTTGTTCAAGCTTATTTTCTTCATTTGTTTGGTTCATCATAGCTTTTAGCTTGTCTAAATTAAGTCTTTGTTCAGCTTCTTTGCGTTTTTGCTCATTTTCCATAGCTTTTAAGTCAACTTCACGTGATTTTAACTTTAAAAGTGGGTCAGAATCGAATTGTCCAATCAATTTATTTTCTTCATCAGCATAATCTTTAGTCATTTCAGCTACTAATTGAGCTTTTCTTGACTCAATTTGAATAGTTATGCTCTGAAGTTGTTGCGCGGCTTGTGGATTCATTTGCATTTGTTGTTGTAACATAGGTATTTGTTGTAATTCTTGTACAAATTCTATTTGAACTTGCTCTTGAGCCATAATTGAAATGTGTTCAAGTATGTTTTTTTGAATAGACATTACAACAGCAGGATTATTTTTAACCATATTCAATTGCATAAAGTTTAAATGAGCTTCAACATGTGCTTTATGGTCTTGTCCCGGAAATGCTTGATAAGGTTGACCTGCCATTGCAGTAATATGTTCCAAACTTGGATCCATTGGCATTGGTTGTTTTGGTGATGGAAGAATTAAATCTATATTTTTAATTCCAATCGCTTCATACATTGATCTGTATGCTTGATAAATATCATGTATTTGTGGATTAGATTGAGCAAGTTGTAATTGTGTTTGTGCTAAATTAATTCTTTGTGATTGTGAAAATATGTTTGGATCTGCAACTGGTAAAATATCAATTTTTTCATCAAAGTCTGTAACTTTAATTTGTCTTTGTCCACCAACAACATCATATGGATAAACTGGTGGTAAATAAGTTGCAAATACATTTGCTAATAATTCAAATTCATTTTTAAGTGCACCATAAATTCTTTTATGGATTGCTGACATCACACGTGAACCTCTTTCAAGTAATGCCATTGTTGTACCAACAGCAGCTTGTTGATTCATATCTCCAACTTGTGCATCGGCAATACTTGCAAATCTTTGTCCTGCATCTACTACAATACCCATCAATTGTAATAATACTTGATCAGGTCCTTTGAATGGTAATGGCATAAATGCATCACGAAGGTTTCCACCTGGTGCATCTACATCTCTAAACTCACCTGGTTGTAATGGTTGTGCATCGTCTCTTACTCTAATACCACGCATTTTAAACCCGGATGGTAAATTAGCTAAAGTTCCTGCATCTAATAATTGTCTTAAAGCTGATGTTGCAGTTCTAGATAAACCACCAATCATGTGAATTAATCCAAAACCATAGAATCCTAAACCCGGTAAAAATTTAAAGTGTACAAAGTAATTTGTTCTGTTTTTTAATGGATCATCTGATTTATAATTACGTCTAATAGATAAAACTTCTCTTGATGATTCTTCAATAGTTACAACATATGGAAGTTTAATTCCTGTGGGCTCACCAGTTTGAGGATCTTTATCTTCAAAACCTTCTAAATCTAAATTAACATGACATTCTAATAATGTATAAATGTCTTCTTGTTTTTCAACTCGAATACCTTCTAATTCTCTTTGCTTACTTTTAATTTCATCTTCTTTTAATGGTGGTTGTCCAAGTTCTACATCTCTGTAGAAACCATTAACTTGTTGTTTACGTAAATCATTTTCAGAAATTTTAATTACATGAATAACAGCTTCTGCATCTTCTAGTGAAGTTGCTGAATAAGGAACAATTAAATCTTCTGCTGGAATAAATTTAGATACTGCTCTACCAAGCATTGCATCATAGTAAACTTTTTTAAATGTAGATCCTGATAATGGTAAATAAAATAACATCTGATCAAATTCAGGTTCATACTCTTTCATGACATTCATAATTTGATAGTTCATGAATTCTTTAACTCGCATTGCTTGATCTTCTTTATTGCGATCTGTTAAACCTAAAATCTGTGTTCGCACGGGCCCGTCCGCGGGAAGCAATTCTTTGTAAGCTTGTGCTTGAAACTGTGTTACTGATTCTGCAAGAACAGGATGTGTAACTCCTGATGCACCTTTAAATGGTTCTGTTCGTCTTTCATATTTAAATCCTAATAAATCTAAACCATTAGTATACGCCATCTCCCAATCTTGGCGCGATGATCTATAGTCATTATATTTTTCATCTAATTCAGATCCAATGTCTGTTAAAATATTTTCATCTAAAAATTCTGCAAGGTTTGCGTAATGATCTTCTCCTCCTGGAATAGATGCAACACTTGGATCAAAAGAAATTTCTGCACCACCATCTTCACTCATGTTAATTTCAACAGGAGATTCTGTAGGTTGTAGTATTTCTTCTTGAATAGTTTGTTCTATTTCAGTTTGACCTGGAATTTCAATAGTCGTTTTTGTATTGGGTAATGCCTTATCAATTTCTGCCATGATTAACTATACCTTCTTCTAAATAATGTTTCAACACCTTGTGAATCTGGACCCATAGCAGGTGGAACTGTTTTTGTCAATCCACTATTTGCAAAACTAGCTATTCCACCATCCGCATAATCATAGTCACCCATATCTGGATCTGGATATCTATTTATAATATCTTCATAAGGAGATTGTTCTAACATTTTTCTACCTTTTGCTCTTTCTTCAATTTTTTTTACGTCTTTTATTTTTCCAGTTCCAATTTTTTCTAATTTTTCAACATCACTAAAAGCATCACCAACGTTAAAAGATTCATAATCAAATTCAAAATCACCTGGTTCAGAAAGAGGTCTTGGTCTTTGTTCTACTACAGAAAATTCACCTGGATATTTTATTTCCTTACCTGTTTCTAAATTAATATCAGTTTTAGGAGGTTTATAATTTAATTCAAAAGGTGCATCTGCAACTCCACCATAAACATTAGCTTCAATAGAAATTTCTCCAGTTGCTTTATTTTGTGTAAGTGTAATTACTTCTGGTTTTCCAGTTTCAGAAGGTATTTCTAATTTCTTAACAATTTCTATATCTTCAACTCTTGAAGCTTTAGGAGATACATCAACTCCTTCTTTCATAATTTTATTAACAAGTGGTGTAAACCATTCAGGCATACCTTGAACTTTAGGTAATACTTTACCAGTAGCTTTTATAGATTTAATTCCTGTACCTTTAATTGCTTTTCCCAAAGCAGGTAATGCAGCAACTCCACCTAATAATTTTAATAAAGTTCTACGATCCATTATTCAGATTCCTTGTTAGATAGATAATCATATAGACTATATGCTGAAGATGCAATAAGTCCTGGTATTCCTAAAAATCTAGAAGCTCCAGCAATAACTTTTGGACTTAAACCTAATCTTAATGCGGCACTTAATTTACCTGGAACAGCTTCACCAACATTCTTTAACGAACCTAAATTTTTTGCAAAACCTAAAATTCCAGGAGCTCTTGCTGTAGAAGGTGCTGCAATAGTTCCAGCTTTTGTTCCTAAAGTTTCCATTGTTGCAAGTCCTAAATAATTAAAAGGATCAGTTACTATATCTTTCGTAGTTGTTTCTTCATCTAATATTTGCGGTGCTGTAAATGCAGCTGTAGCAAGTGGACTTCCTAATCTATAAAATCCTTTTGCAAGAGTTCCAGTTATAGGAGATTTACCAATTGCCTTTCTTTCCTCAATTGTTTTTTTAACATCAGGTAATCCAAGAGCAACAGTTGCTCCTCCAATAGTTGCACCTACTTGACCAACCATCTTACCTACTTCTGCTACTTCTTCTGGTATTTCATTATCCGCGATCCAATATAAAACATCCGATTGAGATGCTTTTACGTTTGGATCATCTTGTTTAACAAAACCTGCATAGGAATCATATTTAATTTGTTCAGCTAGTTTAGGTTCTGGTACTTGACCTTCTACTACTTGATCTTGCATCGCTGTTTGCGTGTCTTGAACAGAAGATGGAACTTTTGCTTGTGCAGTTCCTGCAAGTGCTGTTCCTGCAATAATAGGTAAAGTAAATTTGTTTAATCTTTTAGGTGTATAAGTTTTAACCACATCAATAATTTTTTCAACTGGCTTATTTAAATTTTCAGTATAACCAATAAATCTAACTGAATTACCTAATTCATTTTTAAATGTTCCTTTTGGAACGTCAGGTCTTAACGTCACTTTTAATTCTTTTGCTTTATTGACAATGTCATCAATTTTACTTTGAGCTTCTGGGTTGTTATAATTTTTTTCTATAAATCTTTCTGCGTCAGGAGTAAAAAATTGATTTAAAGAAAAAGGAGCTGCAAATCTATTTGCAGGAGCATTTAATAATTCTCCTCCTAATTTAATTCTTTTACCATGAGATAAATTAAAAAATCTTGCATCCTTTTTAGGATCAAGAACAGCAGATAAATCAACTTTAGATTTGTATATATTTCCATCTCTATCTACACGTGTACTAATTTTATCTAATAACTCTTTGTCCTCTAAAATAGCATTTGGATTATTATTAATTATTTCATTTACTTTTTTAAGAACTGTTCTTTGTTGTTTATTCAAATCTAGTTCTCTTTCAGATAAACCAATTTTTCCTATTTCTGAAAATCTTCTTTTATCTCTTCTCATTTGTGCACTTACTAAATCCATTTCTCTTTTTTCAGGAATAGATGCTCTCTTTAATTTTTTTCTTTTAGCAGAGCTTTGATTAATGAAAGTTTGTAAATTAGGAATTTCTTGTTTTAAATTATTTTTTGCTTGTTTATAATTTGCAGTTAATCCTTTTCCTTTTGCTGATATATCAATGGGAGGTTTATATGTTTTATCATTAACTATGTTTCTTAATATCTTTTCATATTCTGGAACAGAAAGATCTGTTGCTATATTTACTTTTTGTTGAATAGTTCTATCCGCAACATTTATTTTATATTTGTCTAATGCAATTTTTTTTATTTTATCAACATCTGTTTCTCCTTCAGAAATAATCTTATCTATAATTTTAGTTGCATCTCTATTTTTACCTAATATGGCATTAGGATTATTTTTAAATGATTCCGAAAAAACTCTTCCTGTAGTAGTTTGAGAAGCTCCCACATCTCTAGCAATTTTTCTAATATTAATTGTTTCTCCACTATCAATTTGTTTTTGTATAGCTTCTTTTATTTTTTTTCTAGTTTCTTCAACAATTCTCATTATTTTTTTCTCTTTCTAAACATTGTTCCAATACCACTGATCAAACCACCTTTAGCATTTGGTTCTCTATCCTTAACATCAAAGTCTTCTAAAGTATTTTTGTTATTAATATCATCAACTATTTTTTGAATTTTTTTAAATCCTTCAGGATCATTTTGTTTTGCAAATTCTGTAAAAGATTCTGCAGTTTTAGGATCTGATATATTTATTTTATTTGAAGTACCCATTGGGCTAAATGTTCTTTCCAAATCTTCTAACTCTTTCATTTCATTAATACTAAATAATCTTCTATCACCTGATAGTTCTGCTTCTTCAGCTTTTTTTCTTAAGAAGTCCATTCTATCTTTAGTACCTTCACCTGCTACAGGATCTAGCTTACCTCTTTTGTATTGCGTATACATGAAATCTTCGTAGTCTTTTTGTTTTTTAACTAATGCATCTAATTCTTCAAATGTTTCATTTCCTTGAACTACAAAATTTTCACTATCATCTAATATTTGACTATACTCCTCGTATTCTTCTTTTGTAGGTTTTCTTGATTTAAGATCTACATCATCTACAATAGTTTTAATTCCAGTCTTTGCTTCTGTTACAACTTGTGGCTTTGAAAATACATCTGGAAAAGTAGATTGTAAGTATTCTAAATTATTATTATATTGTACAATTTCATCTGCAGTTGCTTGTGGTAAAAAGTCTGCATCATTAGCAATTAATCTTTTTAAACCTTCAGGATCTCCTCCTTCAAGTTTACTTAAATCTGTATTAAAAGAATTTCTAGATCCAGGTAATCTTTTAATTCCAGTAGTCACTCCTATTTTAGGTTTGATTCCCAACTTTTTAAGTGTGTTAAAAATTTTAGAAGTTAAGGCGTATAAAGTTTTTTTATCCATTAGTAGTATTCCCTGTTGTCGTGAATTATAGGTTCATCCTTATAATCCTCGGGGTGCTCAATAAAGCCCCCCTGTCTAAATCTCATTAATGCCTGTGTCATTGAGTCTACGAGGTCATCGTGATCTCCAAAAGGAAATGCCGCGCATTCCTCAATAACCTCTTCTGCAAAAGCCGCCTCTGGCGCCCAAATTTGTCCACTCTCAAAGAGTGGAGCAACGGCGTTTATACGGGAATGTTTATCATTTCCTTTGCTAGGTGTAAAGTTAATCACAGGTATCCCCATCTTACGTAATTCATAAGTTAATGGTAATCCTGATGCTTTGGACTCAATCACCACAGATTCTGGTTTCCAATAGTGAAATTGTTCTAAAGCTCTACGTCTTAATTCTGGAAACTCTAATCTTTCCTTCATTGCATCTAGTAATATTAAATTAGGTCCTGAATCAGGATTTGGATAAAATACACCCCAGGTAGTAATGGCGGAGTAATCGGCTGTTTCTTTTTTTAAGAATGCCGTGTCATAGCTTTGTATGACATGATACAATTCTGGAATATAATCTTTATCCCACTTACGCCACCATTCTCGCTTAATGATTGAACCTTCTTCTGATGTTGGATTCTGCATCCATTGTGCATTCCATTTCTGAATAGATAAAGATGCTTTAACTGATTCTAATTCTGATAACTTCCAATACTCTGGCCATACTGGTTTTTCATCAGGAAGTATTGCCGGAAATTCTACAACTTCCCATTGATCAGATTTAATTCCTTTTTGAGCCCCGATCAACGATCCGGTAAGATCTTTCAAAGACCAACGTGTCATGACCACAACAATCTTTCCGCCAGGTTGTAATCGCTGACGAGGACCAGAAGTATACCATTCATAAGCACGTTCCAACGCTTCTGGATTCATAGCATCTTGTTCAGAGTGTGGGTCATCGATAATAAGTAAATCCGCTCCACGGCCCGTGATCGCCGATCCGACACCCGCTGCAAAGTATTCACCACCTTGATCCGTCTCCCAACGGCCCGCGGCTTGCGAATCTTCGCGAAGTGTTGTTTTAAAAAATCTTTTATAATCTGGACTGTCAATTAAATGTTTTGCTTTTCTACCAAACCTGACTGCAAGTTCCGTGGTGTGCGTTGTTTGAATAATTTTTAATTTAGGATTACGACCTATCATCCATGCTGGAAGCAAGAAAGATGCAAATTCAGACTTCGTGTGTCGCGGTGGCATGTTAATGATTAAACGATTAATCTTTCCTTCTGCAAGGCGATTAAACTGATCAGCAATTTTTTTATGATGTGAACCTTGTATAAAATCCGGCCACATAGATTTTACAAAAGTTAAAAAGTCTTTATGTACTTTTTCTTCTTTTACTTTTTCGTCATACTTGATTGCATACTTCATAAACTCCTTTCGCGCATCGACGGGTAGCTTATTCAAGTCTATCTTACTTACATCCATAAAAAATTTTTATAAAATTTTTGCACCTCTCACTTTTGTTTGAAAGTATTTATCACGGTTGAATGTCTAAATCTAGCACTAAAGGTCAAAGTTTTGGGACCCCTTTTACAATTTAGGGGGT